ATTTAGGGACTTAGCTGTGCTAAGTAATTTTCTCTATTAACCACTACAAAAGGTCAATACAGTTTAGCACAAAGTCCCAGCCTACCGTCTATTCAATTTTAAGCATTGCCATAGCCGTACGGTAGTAAAGCTATAGAATGCTTTTTCTAATTAAATTTTTCATAATTAAAAAAATTAATCATTTGCAACATTGCAAATGAAGTCCAAATGTAATAATAAAAAATAATATGGCAAAGATTTACGTAGCAAGTAGTTGGAGAAACTCATATCAACAAGACGTTGTATCGTTTCTCAGAAGTGAAGGTCACGAAGTATATGACTTCACCCATCCCAATGGTGACATGAGTTATGGCTTTTCGTGGTCGAGTATTGACCCTAATTGGAAGAATTGGAGTACTCAGCAATATCAAGAGGCACTCAATCACCCGATTGCGCAAAAAGGATTTGATTTAGATTTTAATGCAATGAAGTGGGCGGATGTCTGTGTTATGGTTCTTCCTTGTGGGCGGTCAGCTAATACAGAAGCCGGATGGATGAAAGGTGCTGGTAAAAGGGTTATGGTTTATTCTCCAAAGGAGCAAGAGCCGGAACTAATGTACAAGATATACGACTTTATAAGTGACAGTATGTTCCGAATTAATGATGAGATAAATAGAGTATAACAAGAATAAAAAGGAGTCGATATGCGTGAAGATATAATGTACGTTATCGTTTATCCTGATGGCCTTATCGTAATGAACACACAAAAATATTACCGAAGGTTCTGTATTAAAGAATGGTGTGAAGGATGCTCCCGAACATGGAAACAATGGTATAAGATGGGATATCGCTGTAAAAAAGTGAAAGTAACATTTGAAATAATTGGTTAATAACAAGAAAAGAACATTATGGATACAAATTTATATTCGGTCTGTAAACTGACAGCCGAGCAGAAAAAGGCTTTCAATAAGCTAAAGAAAGCATATAGGGAATGTGAGAAGGTAGGTATTTACTTTGCGAATTGCTACGGTGATTTGATGGCTTTTGATAATAAACTTGTAGCAGGGTATGGAGATGATTCTATGCTGCCGGACGGTGAATATACAGTAAAGCTGTCTGATGGCTGTCCGGCTCATTCTATACGAATTGCCAACGAATGGGCGGACGATACTCACGTATTAGGTTTAACAAAAAAAGGTATGGAGTTGTATTTGTCGGATGAAGAATAACCCTCAAAACAAAGAAGTAATGAATATGAGAACAATAAAATTCAGAGGTAAAAACTTATATAATAACGAATGGATATTTGGTGACTTGATTCAGTACGAAAGTGGTGAAATGGCTATTTTCAGCAAGAAACTTTCCCAATATGGATGCGAAGCTACTGAAATGTTTAATAGAAGTAAGGTAGAAACTACAACTGTGGGACAATTCACAGGCTTATTCGACAAGAACGGAACAGAAATCTATGAAGGGGATATTCTTCACACTGTTACATTTGGTTTTGAACCAGAAGAATATACAGCTATTATCCTATATGATAATTGTCGTTTTCAACTTTCTAATGGTCGAAATTTATTCTATTTCGGGCAATCTGACCTTACAAGAATGGATGATACTATTATGATTGGTAATATCCATGATAATCCCGAATTGATAAATATGAAAAAAAGTAATTAACCCTTTAAAATGATATTACCAAAGCATTACAATTATCACAACCGATCCCGACCATCCAAGCACGTAAGGACTACATTAATCACTTCCGTCAGGGGAAGCCACTTGAAGGGGGTATCTTCATTGACTTTATCCGGGAAGTGCTTGAAATATGCATCAAACGTAGTCTGCACACTATTCTTTTTGTGATCTTCCATGGCAATCTTTGTATTTTCTGCCACTACCACATGGGCAAGGCTCATTACGATCTATGAATTTTATAGCTTGTTTTAAATTTGTAACAGGAGGAGTATTTACTTGTTGAGGTTCGTTTTTCGGCTTTCCAATGATACGTGATACTGACTCGACTAACTCGGCAAATTTTTGCTCGTAATCTGGGTAAGCATCAATCCAATGAAACTGGTTTAAGATGACACGATTTCCGCCAGTCAAGCGCGTATCATCAATGCGAAATGGGATTATATACTTTTGTTCGGTAAATGCAGCATTAAGCTCGCCTTTAACCCACAGTGACGTGGATGATGATTCTGAAAATATGATTATGAATACTTTGCAATTAATTATTGCTGCATCAATCACATCCGAATATTCTGATCCTGAAGGAATATCGCGAGGAGCAATCCAACATCTTATTTTGTGTTGTTCTAATGTATGACAAATAGCCTGTGCGGCCTTACTGTTTTGAGATGAATAACTTATAAATACATCATGGTTCATAATCGTGTGTTATTATTTTGCCGTAAATATATGAAAAAGTACACATATTAATTCGATTTTAAAATAAAAAATGAATTTAAACCAACTCCGTGAAAAAATGCACGGAAAGAAGTACTAGTTGTCAAATCAAAATAGCAAACTGTTAAAAGACCAAGTTTTTTAATGAATAAGACCAAGTAAAACCTTGCAAGTTCTTGAAGAATTATCAAGGATTTGCGAAAAACAAATTAATAATGAGCATCATGGGAACAATAAAACTAACGAAAAAAGAAGAAGAGTGGATTAAAGATCTAAAGAAATTAATGCGAAAAAGACCCAAAAATCTCATACTTTTTGCTGACGGAGATTTGAATATATTGAAAGGAAGCAAGGAAAATCCTTCATGTGAAACGAAAGATGGTAGGATGGATAAAAATAGAGTTGTAGATTCCATTTTATTTGCTTGTGAGGGTGGTGCTTTTTAATTAAGCGTAAGACAAGAATAGAAATGAGCAAATACAGTGAATACCATTACGCCTTTACCTCTACAGTCGCCCATCTGGGAGATAAGTGTGGATATGTTTTTTAGAAAATAAAATCAATAACTATTATGGATAATTATATTGATCAGAACTTGTATGCTGAATCAATGAAAATGGCATTACGAGTAGATTTTCTTGCTAATAGCGAGGAATTGAGATTATATGCAACTTCTATCTATAACGCTTCAATATGGAGCAGAGAAGTAGACAAGAGAAATAAAGCCATTCTCAAAAGGAATAGGCCTTTAAAATAGAAAGGGAGAATCTGCCAGCACGACCAAGCATTGATTCTCCCAAATCTTACACGATTATGATGCAAATATACTATTTACTTTTAAAATAATCGTGTTATGGAACTGAATTTTGATAGAATTATTCGCTTAAAAAAGATTAGAATCAAGAAATCAGAACTTTCCGAAGAAGAGAATGCAATATCTACGCCTATTCTATCTGATAAAAGCCTTATTTATGAAATCTATAAGGTATTCGCTGAGATACTCAACGAAAGAGATTGTCCCCCATGCCTCGAAAATGTCACCCAAAGAAAGAAGTTCATCTTTATTATCCTATACTTGTTTTCACCCAGTACACTTGCCGGTGGAAAGACTGTTTACGGGATAAGAGGGGAAATTGCAAAGGTTGTTGGCATTCAATCTGAAAGTACAATTTCCAACAACTGCGAAGATGTTGTGTTTCTGTATCAAAATTACGGTGATTTTAGCGAGGATATAGACTATCTTTACACCGAAATTATAAATCGTTTGAAATTCAGAGGGCTAATCAATTAATGTGCCGGAGCACTTAACTCCGGCATAATTTGTTTACCAATACCTTAACCAAAATTCATTAAAGATGTCACTTTGAGTATCCGGAACCCCATTATCTTGAAGTTCTGTTAATGGGATAAGTTCGAAATCATGCAATTGACATATCTCTCTAATCTGTTTCAGGTATTTCTCTTCTTCATGACATGTTATCAACCAGTAGTGCTTAATAACATCTTCATCGTTAGCATAGTCTCTATTAAATTTTTTCTTATATACTTCTAGTTGACACCTAGAAGTTCCATCTTCATCTGTTGCATTATGAATAGGAGAATACGCCTTATTTTCTATTAATATGGCATGTTTCTCCTTTTGCTCATTGATAGTTAAAACTACATTAACCCATAAATCTATATTATAGCATTGCTTTTCAACTTTGACAGATTCTATATTAGTCAAATTATCAATATTTTTATGAAGTAATTTTCCCAAAATGGCACGCGAGTATTCATATAGTAAAGAATCTGCTGTACTACATGAATTTTGGGCCATTCTTAGCGTCCATGATATAACGTAATCCATAATGGTTTCCAGCTTCCCGTCTTTGTCAACCGTGTCATCACGCATAAATTTTGAGATTTTACTTTCCATATCTTATTCTCCTTTCTCTATTTTTATTTTCTTTCCGCAATGAGGGCAAGTGATAGTGTTATCAGCTTTTTCTTCTCCTATTAATTCTGTTATAGATACATTCAAAGCATCAGCAATCTTTAGAATATTATCCAGTGATGGCGAAGATTTGCCGGTTATGATATTACTAACAGCCACCTTTGAGATGCCTACTTGTTCTGCAAGCCATGCAGAAGTGACACCTCTCTCATTCATTGTTTCTTTTATTTTCAATTCCATAAACTATACTTTATTTTGATTACTCTGCAAAGTAATGCAAACTTTATCAAACGGCCTAATATTAATAAAGTCTAATTTATTAAATATTCTTAATTAATAAATAAAACTTTATCATACATATTATATTTAATAAAGTTTACTTTATCTTTGCATCATCAAAAACGAAGTAATAACAATTAAAAAATATACGATTATGGCAACAAAAATGAGTGATAAGGTAAAAGGTGAATTGATTACTAGAATCATGGTTGAAATGAAATCAGCCGCTTTATCGCAAAACAAGCCTTTTGATGAAGGTATTTTCTTTGACCTCATATTTATGAGCGATAAAGAGCTATTGAAAGTTTCAAAACTTTGCGGTATTAAATAATAGTATTAACTAGCAGGGCAAAAGCCCTGCGCAATATAGAAGATTATGAAATTTAGCGAATTACCAATAGACACCCAACAGAGATTAAACGATGAACGCTCAAAATTGAGTAATCGATCAATCAATAATGCAAATGAGGTTTTACTATACAATCAGTCAGGTTCACGTTTCTTTTCTGCAAGAAGGCATCAAAGCTCATGGCAAGACGACAAGGGTAATTATATGCCATTTGGTGGCGGTTCTGAATGGACCGTACGATATGGATGTGTCGGTTTCGCTCGTAAGAAACAAGTGATTGGTTACGATTACGAGTTGGCTGAAGGCAAATTGTACTCTAAATCATCAAATGGCACAGTTATTCCCTCTTCTGTAAAGACCAAGAAAGAAGTTTTGAGCATAGCGAAGTCTATTGGTATATTTATTTTTTAATCCGGTAGCCTTCAGGCTACCACAATACACACGATTATGGCAACATCAGTAATTAAACAAAGAACAATAGAAAAGTTCATCATGTCAGAATTTGTACAAGGCAACTTAAATACAAAAGAGCAAGTAAGCTGTATGCTTATTCTGATCCAAAAGAAGTTGGATATGTCAGTAGAGCAAGCGAGTGACTTTATGAGAAATGCAATTGGTATTAACGCTTAAATATACGATTATGACAAAACAAGAACTTGAAAACAACATGACTAAGGTAGCAGGTATACCGGTTGAAATAACAGTCAGAGGCAAACACTCTTTTACTTTCTCTTTTGAGGGTAAGAATGAAACAGCAGCAAAGAAGATACAGCAATACTTTGCACCCGTATCGCTTGAATACGACTACGATGAAGAATGTGATCTGACTTGTTTATATATGAATCTTTAATAACACTCTTATTAAAATAGGTACAATACAGGTGCAGATTTATGCCCCTAAATTTTTGGCCTGCCAGCCTGATTTAAACAATCTACCTTTTGCTACAGATGAACGTAATAAAGATAGAGTATTCACCGAAGAAGAATATCACCGCATTTTTAAGAGTTACCCGTATCCATTTGTAGACGGTGTTTATGTACACCATTTCAAATCAAATGGTTATGATTGTTATACTAAGTACATATTTATCGAACAAATAAATTAAACGATTATGAACTCAATAAACAAAAACGGCTGCAGTGTATGCGCCCCTGGTAAAGAGAACTACTGTACCTACAACGCTAAGTTGAAAGGCAAGAGAGTGAGAATGTACCAGTATGACTACCGTACTGAAAGTGGTGAATTATTTACCTGTTGTGCAGCAACCTTAGCAAAGTGCAGAGAAAAACGTGATAAGTGGCTTAGTTTACAACAATAAGACAGTTGTTGTGTATCAGACTAAGATAAATTTCGTTATCTTTGGTTGTGATAGTACCTTTGAAGTGAATATTTAAAATATGAAGAGCAGATATGAAATATTAGCAAAAGATAAAGGGTATTATGTCGATTTACAAGGCAATGCCTTTTCTGCACGCGGTAAAAAAGTCGGTACGCGTGGCAGTGACCCGTATATGTATATTGGCATAAGGGTGAGTGAAACGAAAGTTATCAAGGTCTATGTACATAGATTGCAGGCTTATCAAAAATTTGGTGATGCTATTTTTGACAAAGGCATTGAAGTTAGACATTTAAATGGTGATTCTTTTGATAATTCGTATGAGAATATAGCAATAGGTACACCGTTTGAAAATGCGATGGATAAGGCTAAAGAAACAAGAATGCGCTGCGCTAAAAAAGCATCAGAGGCAATTAAAAAATACTCAGATGAATTAGCACAACAGATTCAATTAGAATACTCAAAGGGTTCTAATTATAGAGAGCTTATGAAGAAATATTCGATAAGTAGCAAAGGCACATTGAATTATATACTTAAAAGAAATATATCGCGGAATGGAGCAGTTGGTTAGCTTACCGCTTTGACTTGGCGGTGGTCACAGGTTCGAGTCCTGTTTCCGCAACTACTTAATTATTAATTTAAAAGACACGATTATGAACATTCTAACGCTTAGTGTTAAGCAAATATATTTCGATGAGATTTTGGCTGGTAAGAAAACGCACGAATACCGCGAAATCAGACCTACCAATGCAAAAAAGTACATAACCTACTTATGTGGTGGTAAAGAATATAAAGCTGATGAAGAACTTCCCGAAGAGGGTGAAATCGAGTTAAAGCCTATCAAGTACGATGCTATTAAATTTCTCACTGGTGAGTACAAAGGCAAACGGCCTTATGCTATTGTAGAGGTTAAAGGTGCAGAAGATTCGATCCTTACCGATGAAGATGGTAACGATATTGTCTACGAACACCAAGGCGAAGAATACCTAGCAGCCCAAATGGACTATACTTTAGGCGAGGTATTAGAGAAACATATAGATTGATTGTTTAATTTAAAAATTATTGCTGAGTCGCAAGAAGAGTAAACAGAGTAGCCGGACCGCGCAGAAATATGAATGGCGCGGGTGCTGGCGGTAGATTAGTTGCTAATCGTAGGGGTACGGCAAGTGCCACCCAGTTAGGTTCACGTAGACAACGTTACGGTGATCTTCGTGTTTCATTTGGATTATCTGGTGGTTAGCTATGAATAAAGTAGAGCAAGCGAACCGGTATATAGACCTCATTCGGGTAAAATCGAATGAGGCTTTACTGTTTTTATCCTTGGGTAAAGATTCGCTTGTCTTACTTGATTTAATCTATCCAAAGTTTGATCGGATCGTTTGTGTGTTTATGTACTTCGTCAAAGACTTGGAGCACATAAACCGATGGATTGGCTGGACTAAAGCCAAATATCCAAAGATTGAGTTTGTGCAAGCGCCTCACTGGAATCTAACTTACATTCTTCGTGGCGGGTTGTATTGTGTCCCTAATCCAAAGGTGAAGCTGCTGAAACTTGCTGATGTGGTAAAAGCTATGCAGCTAAAGTATGGAGTTTATTACACGTTCTTGGGGATGAAGAAAGCCGATGGCATGAATAGACGTTTGATGCTGAAAGGGTATGAAGCTAACGGATATGAGAACAACGGCTTATGTTATCCTTTGGCTGACTGGACGCAGATGGATATTCTTGCATACATGAGGCAACATGCGTTACCAGAACCGGTTAGATATTCTTTAAAAGCTAGTTCAGGGGTAGGATTCAATCTTGATTGTATGCTTTGGTTAAAAGAGAACTATCCGCAGGATTTACAACGAATCTATCAGGTATTTCCAATGAGTGAAAGAATTTTATTTGAGTATAATAATAAAAAACAAATAGCCGAGTCAGAAATAGAAGAAGAGGAAGAATGAAAAGTGCTGCCGATATAGGCGTACAAACCAATCGTTTGAGTAATGCTGCAGCTGGTAATCCAGGAAGGCAGGCAAGAATTAACAGTATTGGCGGTGCCATGTATCGTAACCTTAGCCGTTTAAATTATGCAAGAAACGGAAGCGTGTACCAACAATATTCAAGGTCTGCTCGTCAAGGACGCAGTGGTGGATTAGGTTTAAGTAACGGATAACATGGAACTAAGTAAGTACATAAAGAGCGAATCGGTAGAACTAAATCGTTCTGCCATTCACTTTGCAAATTATAATCCTCGAAAACTTTCCGATGAATCACGAAAGACATTAAAACGTGGTATCAAGAAATTCGGGTTGGTCGGTGGAATTGTCGTGAACAAGCGAACCGGGTTAACCGTAGTCAGCGGACATCAGCGTTTGTCTGTCATGGATGAATTGCAGAAGTTCCCTGATAACGACTACCGCATCCGAGTCGACGTAATTGACGTGGACGAAAAGCAGGAGAAAGAACTAAATATTCTGATGAATAACCCAAACGCACAAGGTACCTGGGATTTTGATGCTCTTGCACAGATTGTTCCTGACATTGATTGGAAAGACGCGGGCTTGACTGATGCTGACCTAAACATGATTGGTGTTGATTATCTGTTGCAGACTGAAGAAGAAAGCTCCATTGCTGATGCTTTGTCTGATATGATGTCGCCTGTTAACGAACAGAAAGAAGCCGAAAAAGCCGCTAAACAGCTAGAGCGTGCCGAAAAGGTTGCCCACATGAAAGAGGTCAAGCAGCAGGTTAAGGAGAATGCACAAAAGCAAGCCGAGGACATGGATGCCTACGTAATGTTGTCCTTTGATTCCTATAAAGCTAAAGCAGCTTTCTGTGAAAGGTTCGGTTATGATCCAGATATGAAATTTATCAAGGGAGAGGTATTCGATGAACAAGTAGAGAGAATAGATTAATTATAGGAGGAAAGCAGAGTCAAAAAAAGACAAAGAAGTTACAGCGAAATTCTTTCAACAACAAAAAGGTTGAGAAAAACCTATGCAGCAAGTGGTAATATTGCAAGAAACATATCAAATAACCAACGAATCTCTCGTGCAGGGTATAATGTAACCCAAAATCTGGCAAGAAGTTTAAAAGTAGACTCTTCACTGCTTCCTTTCTCCAATTTCAGAGATAGAAGGGGTTACACAACTGCTAGCCGAGGTTTAGCTAACGGATAAGATTATGACAAAAAGTGAATCTCAAAACAAAAAAGGTAAAGGAGGAAGAAAGCCTAAGTTTGATTACGCAAGCGAGGAATTTCTTTCTCTCGTAGAGTCGTATGCCAAAAAGGGATTCACTGACGGAGAAATAGCTCATGCCATTGGAATTGAACCGGAAACTTTTTGTAGGAAGAAAAAAGAGTTCAGTCAATTAAGTCAAACCCTCTCACGCGCGCGTTGTGTAATAAACTCTCTTGTCCGGGCAAAGTTCCTTGCCATGGCTCTTGGTGGTATCAAAACGAAGAATACTACTATTCGAAAGCTGCGGGATAAGGACGGTAAACTGACAGGTGAGGAAGAAGTTCAAACTGTAGAAGGCGAATTGGCTCCCAATTTGAGTGCTCAAATGACATGGTTGTACCATTACGATGAAGACTGGAGGAGGATTGAACGTAAACAGGATGAAGATGCTGATATTCCTACCGACATAAACCACGGTATTAGTATTGATTCCTGGATTAAAGACAAGCTGAAATGATAGTACCTCAAGAAATTTACCATCCATTATACACTGATACGGATAAATTCATTATTCTTATCACCGGTGGTCGTGGCTCCGGCAAATCCTTTAATGCTTCCACCTTCATCGAACGGTTGACCTTTGAAATGACTCCGGTAGAAAAGATAGTGCATCAGATTCTCTACACCCGCTACACGATGGTTTCCGCTGGTATGTCTATCATCCCGGAAATGATGGAGAAGATAGAACTAGACGGAACAACTAAGTATTTCAAGACTACCAAGACGGATATAGTCAATAAAATGACTAATAGCCGTATCATGTTTCGAGGCATCAAGACTTCTTCCGGTAATCAGACGGCAAAACTAAAATCTATTCAGGGGATTACTACTTTCGTCTGTGATGAAGCGGAAGAGTGGACGAATGAGGAAGAATTTGATAAGATAATGCTCTCCATCCGTAAAAAGGGGATTCAGAACCGGATTATCATCATAATGAACCCCTGCGACTCTAATCACTTCATTTATAAAAAGTACATCGAGAATACTCACAAGCTCGTAGAGATTGACGGTGTGCAAGTTCAGGTTTCTACCCATCCGAATGTACTTCATATTCACACTACCTACTTTGACAACTTAGAGAACCTTTCTCCTGAGTTCCTTCGGGAAGTGCAGGAAATGAAAGAGAAGAATCCTGAAAAGTATGCTCACGTGGTTATCGGTCGTTGGGCTGACGTGGCAGAGGGTGCTGTATTCAAGAAGTGGGGTATTATTGACGAATTCCCGCAGGAATGCAAAAAAGTCGGTTTAGGTCTTGACTTTGGTTTCACCAATGATCCAACGGCAGCAATCCGGTGTGGAGTTATTGATAATCGCCTATATCTTGATGAAGTAGACTATCGAACTGGACTGCTGTCATCCGACATTGTTAAATCTATACGTCCTTGGGGATTAAAAACTATAGCTGATAGTGCGGACCCAAGAACCATTCAAGAGATTCATAACGGAGGTGTGAGGATATATGCTGTAAGTAAATACCCCGGTTCTGTTGTAGCGGGTATAGATAAGATGAAGGAGTATGAAATATACATAACCAAACGTTCGTATAACTTACAAAGAGAGTATAGAAAATATGTATGGGCAAAGGATAAAGACGGAAACTATATCAACGAGCCGGAAGACCATGATAATCACGGAATAGATGCCGCTCGTTACTGGGTTTTGGGTGAGCTTCTTGGTAAGATAATAAAGTCACAAAAAGTTTCAAAAGAAGAATTAGGAATTTGGTAAATTTACAGATTATGAATTATATACAGGAATTATTAACACTATTCAGGAATAAGGCCCTTAACTCAATGGGTGTTGAGAGAGACATATTCCAACTTATAAAGGATGGTGATATTAGTACAGCCATCGCTCTGATGCAGAATAGGGAGGATGAAGTGGATATCGCTTTAAGTGAGTACAAGCCGGAACTTCACAAGGTTATGAAGCGTCCTAATAAGTTCAGAAAGAACAAAGACCCGTATATCAGCGAGAAGCTTCCCCGGAACAGGCAGCAATTCATCAATGAAGTAGAATTATTCTTTCTTCTTGGTAAACCGATTAAGTGGGAAAAGAAAAACGGCAATGATGATGTTTATCAGATGTTTCTTGACTTCATTGATAAAACGAGGTTTAATGTCACCATGCGCAAAGTAAAGAGGCTTGCCGGAGCGGAAACAGAGAGTGCAAAGCTTTATCATCTATACAGGAACGAAAGTAACCAGGCAGAAGTCAAGGTGGTTGTGCTGGCCCGCTCCACAGGGTATAAACTAAGACCTTTGTTTGACCAGTTTGGCACATTGGTTGCCTTTGCTTTCGGGTATTCCGTTAAATCATCAGGTAAGTCCGTGCAACATTGGGATATTCAAACTAAAGACTTTTATTTCAACTGTAAAAAGGGAACAGTGGGATGGGAAGTGGAGACTTACCAGAACCCTACTGGAAAGATAAACATTATATTCTATCAGCAGGAAAAGGCTTGGATGGGTGTGCAACATCGGGCAGAAAGAGAGGAAATGCTTGATTCTAAAACCGGAGATATCAATAACTATTTCTCTGATCCTATGGCAGCAGCTACAGCAGATGTTATCGAAAACTTAAAAGATCCGGATGCAATAGGTACATTGATTCAGTACTATGGGAAAGATTCTAAGTTTGAATACATAGACCCTCCTCTTTCTTCTGAAACACGTGAAGCCGAGAAGAAAGATTTGAAATCATCTATCCTCGAAGACTCCCTTACCCCTGATATGTCTTTTGAAGGAATGAAAGGTATGGGTACTCTTTCGGGAGAAGCCATAAAGAGGGCTTTGATTATCGGCTATATCAAGCGGTTGAAGAATCTTGAGATATATGACATCTTGGTTGACCGAGAAGTAAAGGTTATTATATCAGTATTGAAATTCCTTCATCCAGATAAAGCGAAGCTCCTTGACGAGTTGGTTGTCTCGTTTGAGTTTCAAGAACCATTTGAAGAAGACAGACAAACTCGGTGGTCATCTATTGGTAGTGCTTATTCAAATGGAATAATATCATTGAATACCGCTGTTAGGCTCTTGGGTATAACTGATAAGCCAGATGAAGAGGTAGAAAAGATTCTAAGAGAAGCGGCAGAAAAGAAAAAAATCAGTGAAAAAGAACATCAGCCGACATCTTAGTCATAAAAATTACGAGGGTTATAATTTTCTAATAGGATAAATAGAACATTTTATCATGGGAAAGAAGAAAGGTTCAAAGAAAAAAGGTAAAGGCTGTTAGCCCTTCTTTTGGATAGCGGTGATTCGATAGAGTTGCCGTTATTTTTTGTTTATTGGCTAAAATTCATCTCGCAAAAGTTGCTCAACTGATAAACTTTTACTATCTTTGCTACATGAACAGAAAGATAATAGCATACGAAAACTACTATAAAGATTTTTTTGACACCTTGAACAAAGGTGCGCAAGAAAAGGTATTATACGGTTTACTCATGTTAAAGACCGTAGACAGGCTATCTGCTAAATATGTGAAGTCTATTAAAGACGGCCTGTTTGAGTTAAGAATTGAGTGGCAAAGTAATATTTATCGGATTTTCTTCTGTTTTGATGAAGGACAGATTGTGATTTTATTCAATGGCTTTCAGAAGAAAACACAGAAAACGCCCGATAAAGAAATAGATAAAGCATTAAAATTAAAGAAAGAATATTATGAGCGAAAAAGAACTAAAGATGTTTGATGTCGATGCGCAATTAGATGCCGCATTCGGCAAAGAAGGAACCCCGGAGCGTAAAGCTGCTGAGGATAGAGCTAATGCTTTCTTTACAGGTCAACTAATTGAGGAAGCCAGAAAGAAAGCTAATATGACACAGGCGGAACTTGCTGCAAAGATCGGAACTAATAAGTCTTATATTTCCCGTGTTGAAACAGGAAGAACGGAACCAAAAGTTTCTACTTTTTATCGTATCGCTTCCGCATTGGGATTGACAGTTGAGTTAACTCCAGCTATGTGATGGCTAAGATAGAAAATGAGGTAGAACATGATGCAATCTGTCAAAGAATAGAAGAACTTCTTCCTTTGACAGATGATGAAACTCCATTGACTGATCCGAGATTGATAGAGTTAAGGATTCTATCTGAGTTGGTTATTGAGTATGAAGAGGAACATTATTCGATTTAAAAAAACTGAAATCAACAAATAAGAAAAGTAACTGAAATTTATATTTACGATAAAATTACTATGGAAAAGAAATATCAAGTGTTTGTTAGCTCAACATACGAGGATTTACAGGAAGAACGTAAAAAGGTGATGGAGGCTCTTCTACAAATGAATTGTTTTCCTGTCGGAATGGAATATTTCAACGCTTCCGATTCTTCGCAATGGGAAGTTATAAAAAGCCTCATTCGGGAATGTGATTACTATGTTTTGATAGTGGCGGGACGTTATGGTTCAATTGAAGAAGAATCAGGGAAAAGTTATACGCAGAAAGAGTTTGAATATGCAATAGAACAAGGAATTCCTGTTGTTTCATTTGTACACAAAGATCCCAGAAGCCTTCCTCAGAGGTATGTTGAAATAGATGCGAAGGTAAATGGACTATTCGATGCTTTTAAAACAGATGTAAAGAAAAGACTTTGTAAATTTTGGGATAATGCTGATGGACTGGCAGCTCAAGTTGTTTTAAGTTTAACCTCTCTAATGAAAACTGCCCCTCGTACAGGGTGGGTAAAAGCAAATAAAGTTTCTTCTGCTGAAGCAAATAAAGAAATTCTTGATTTAAGAAAAGAGAACCAAAAATTGAAAGAAAAGTTGATTAAAACTGAATCAGACGAACTCAAATCAAAAAAAAAGTTACAACAGGGAGAAGATAAACTAAATATAACATATTGTATTTATATACCAAGTGGTGATAATTGGTTAGAAGATAAGATATTAGAAACTACTTGGAATTCTTTATTTAAATTCATTTTACCTAATTTGACTGCATCTATCAACAATGATAAACTAGAAGAGTTTATTGAAAGTTATATAGAAGAGGAGATAAATTATCAACCTGATAATCCAAATGATGAATTTGAGATCGAAATATACGAACAAGAGTTTCTCACAATAAAAATGCAAATGTTGGCATTAGGACTAATCATTCCTGTTGAAAAAAATGGGGAAGCGAAATGGAAAATTTCATCTTCTGGTTATAAAGAAATGATTGATTTATATTCTTTGAAGAAGTAATTTGATTATAAGGCGTGATTCCACAAAAGTTTCACGCCTTTTTCATGCTATTTTCCAACATTTCCCAAACTGTTGTTTTCTACCTCTCTAATTATTTCCCTTCCACCCACTCACTCACTACTTTTAGACCAATTCACAACAATGGTCCTGTTGTTGTGAATGGAATGTCTAAATATTAACTAATTATCTGTATTGGTGGTATTTTTACTTCCACAAATTAAACTTCTAACAAATTAATATTTATACAATATGAAAGAAAAGATTTTCAATGCTTTAAAACAAGAGTATAAAGCCCTTGGGTTAAGCGATGAAATTTTGCAGGGACACGCCAATGCACTTGCAGCAATAGGACTTGTAACTGACGAAAACCTTAGTGCTGTCGTTGCCGCTCAAAAGGATTTTTTGACAGGTCTTCAAAGCGGAATTGACAAACGAGTAACAACAGCACGTGAAAAGGCATTAGCTGACGCTAAAAAGACCGAGGACGAAGCGAAAGCAGAAGCCGAGAGAAAGAAAGCTGAGGAAGATGCCAAGAAAGCCGCTGAAAACAAGGACAAACCGGAATGGCAAAAGGAGATGGACAAACGCTTCGAAGAGTTCTCGAAGAAAGAGGTCGAGCGCGAGAAGGAATTCAAGGCTTTGCAAGAAAAATACGAAGCTCTTGAGAAGGAAAAAGCCGAGTCTGCCAGAGCCAATACGATTTTGTCTAAAGCCAAAGAGTTAGGTATCCCCGAATGGCGTATCAAAGAGGGGTTTGCTATTTCTGCAGAAGCGGATGAAGCAGCAATCAACTCACACCTTACTACAGTCGCAACAAACCTAAAGACGGCAAATTTACCAAGCAATAGACTGGGACACGTCCTTGATGACGGAAAACCGTCTGAGGAACAGATTTCAGACATTGCAAATTCTTTAATTCATTAAAAATTGAAAGATGACAAAAGTGAATCTAAACAATGAACCGAACGAGATTATCACAGGAAATGATAACATCGTTATTGCTAAATACCTTGACGGTATTGACGGTGGGCGTTCTTTGGATGTGACCGGTTATCCATTGAAGGTAATTAAGGCTGGTGTTCCTGCCATTACTGATGGTGCCGGGACATACAAACCTATGCCCCTTAATGCAGAAGGAACTGCATTTGCGGCACTTCCTGAAGGATATTCCTATGCAGGTATTATTAAAGGTACTATCCGTACTGCAAAACCTTTTGCTGCAATCATGACACGAGGTAGAGTTAATCCGGCAGCAGCTCCGTACCCTTACAATGCTATTTTGGATGCGTTGAAAGCAGCGTTGCCTTTGGTTGAATTTAGAAAAGACGAGGAAGCATAATGGAAAAATCATTTTATTTCGAGTACGCTCAAAAGTTCTTTCCTCAGTTGGTGTTATCCATTGTTGAGAAGATAAATGAAAGAAACAAGACTAAGCAGACTTATATGTATAAAAATCTGCTTAATCCAGATTTCTCTGCTGATGGGAAGTGGGCCAGCATATTAGCTGATTACAGCCGTGTGGCTGCCGATGTTGTATCTTTAGATTCAGAACTTCCGCTGAAAAAGCGTGATTCTCTTTCCACTGCCACAGGTGATATTCCCAAGTTGGGAATGAAACTTTACCTGACTGAAAAGCAGATGAAGGATATTGATAATATGATTGCACAGGGACTTTCAGTGAATCTTATTATCAATAAAATCTTCGCTGATACCCCACGATGTCTTGAAGGGGTATGGGAACGTATTGAAGATATGTTCTTGTCCGGTCTTTCGACTGGTGTCGCTCTTTCTACGAGAAACAACGGAACCGGGATTAGGTTATCTTATGGGTATAAAGATGAAAATCAGTTTGGCGTAGCTACTTTATGGAATGGTGCGGATGCCAAGGTGATGGATGACATCAAACGTGTAATGGATAAGGCAGACGAAGACAGCAATACCATTACCGACATTTGGGCTGATGATACATGGCTTAATGCTTTCTATACCAATCAGCAAGCCAGAGAACAATGGGCTTTCATTAACAAGTTTGTAGGTACTTCCGTTCCAGCTCTTGATTTGGATTCTGCCGCTGAGACATTGAAAAAGAAGTTCGGTATCACTCTCCACCGTGTAAACCGTAAAATCAAGACTGAAATCAATGGTGTACGCCAGTCTCATAAACCTTGGAAGGATGGTACGGCCGTATTTACCTGTGATGAAAAGCTAGGTTCTTTGGTTTGGACAACCCTTGCAGAAAATACAAGGCCGGTTGCAGGAGTTGTTTATCAAACTGCTGATGAGTTTATCCTGTTGTCCAAATACGCGAAGAATGATCCGCTACAGGAGTTTACTTCCTCTCAGGCGATGGTCGTTCCGGTGATTGATAATGTAGATAGAATCTATTGTTTGGACTCTAAAACTGTACAGGCATGAAAGTAATAGTGACTAGTGTTTTCCGCGATAAGTTCACTCATCGGTTATATAACCGTGGAGATTCCTTTGACATCAAGGATGAAGCCCGTGTACAGGACTTGGAGAGTCGCAAACTCGCTGAACGAGTCGAAGTTCCCGAAGAAAAGAAAGAGGTTAAAATCTCCCTCTTTGAAAAGGAATTTGAGAAAAAGGTTTTGGTTGATGTGTTGAAGGGTATCGGTGTTCAAGTGACTGGAAACATGGGGGAGAAAACTCTTCTTGATAAGGTTGCCGAACTTGACGAAGAAGCAAATGCCAAACTAAAAATTGCTCTTGGTATTGAGTAAAAGGTCAGGGTGTGAGAGACTACACCCTACCAAATGTATAATTTATAAATCAAGAAAAGATGAAAAAGTTTATTTGTTTTCTGTTTTGCTCGTTTATGATGCTGTTTACATCTCTAGGTGTGCAAGCGTCCAGTTTCAGTGAATCAATCCCGTCTAAGTCTGCAGATGCGCCTATTAGCTTTGTTGATACGCCTACTGTTCAAGCTGGTGTCATTTCTATTGCTCCGATGAACGTTCTTGCGATAAATATCGCTCCACCTCTACGCAGTATTGAAATTATAACCATTGAGAACAAACCAACCGTAGTGCCTAAATGTCCGTTCCGATACCTATACAGGTCGAAGTATTGCACGCATTATAGTAATACTTCCTATAGCCGACTGATTACACCATATTAACATGAAAGCAAGAGACTACATAAAACAAAAGTTCCAAACCTTCGGCATTAACTTGTCGGAGGCTGACCTTTTGGATATGTGTCTGAACTCGAAGATAAGCGGAGAGGATGAGATGAATGAGGATAACCGCATGCGGGTGTCGGTGGCTATCGCAAAGTTCATCCCCTCTCTCCTACTCCGTGCCACTTCAATCAGCGAAAGTGGTTTCTCTATGTCTTGGAATATCCAGGGAATTAAGGATTACTATACAGTATTATGCCGTGAGTATGATTTACCCAATGCGTTAGGGAATAGGATTAAAGTACTTGATATAGCAGATTATTTATGATACAGTTCAGACCTCATATATTGCAATACCAAGTAAACACTGGAGGTTATGAAGACAATAACGGTGATTATCATCCCGGTACATCTTCATTTGAAGGTAGCATTCTCTGCCGATATGAACCGAACGGGAAAGCCAATACAATAGCCTTCGAAGATGGGAAGACTTATGTGTATCAGTATGTAGTCTATTTGAATCAGGACTGTAGAGAGTTCAAATGTGGCGATATTATCCGACTTCTGAATAATGGGGCTGTTGTAGCTGAAAAGCAGGTTCAAGGATTCCACAGAGGGCAACTAAATGCAAAGTTATGGCTATAAGAATGACTACATCAATGAGTGAAATTGACGCTTTGATTAAAGCAGAAACTGAACGGGTAGATAAAATAGCTATTCAGGCTCTCTCAAATTTGGGCGATATGTGTGTCGCTGAAGCTAGAGATAGAGCACAAGAAGAAAGCTGGTTCAATCAAACTGGTAATCTAAGAAGTTCTGTAGGTTATGTGGTTGTCGCTCATGGTCGTATTGTTAAAAGCTCTGATTTTGGAACTGTACTTCATGGCTCGGAAGGTTCAAGGTTAGGAAAGGTTTTAGCTGAGGAACGTGCGAAGAAGTATTCAAACGGTTATGCTCTTATCGTTGTTGCTGGAATGAACTATGCCGAACTTGTAGAAGCCAGAGACAATAAATCTGTTCTTGCATCTGCTGAACTATTAGCACATGCAGAATTTTACAATGTGATGGAGAAACTTAGAAATCAAGTTGCGAAATGAAATCGGATATAGAAATAAAGGACGCAATTTATGTGGTTATAAAAGGCTCTTCTTTAGAAAAAGCTGTTACCGGGAAGTTGAAGAAAACAAAACGCCCTACCAGCTCTGATAAAGAGGATATTGTCATTTCCATTCTCGACAACGGTAGTGGTCAGATGCAAAAGGCTTTTGTTAACGTGAATATATATGTTCCTGATTATATCCGGGATGGTCAGGCAGAAGAGAATACCATCCGATTGCGCGAGCTTTGCAAGATGTCTTATGAACTTCTGTTTAATTGCCGAGGTGATGGCTTCCGGGTTGATTCCAAAGGTTCTAAACAGCGTGTATTAGAAGTGAGCGGTAAAGACGAGCACTTCATCAATAATAAATTATTAATTCAAATATCTAACGAATAAAAGATTATGGCACAATTATCATGGGGTAAACCCTCAATTGAATTCGGTAAGTGCGGTGCTGATGGCGCTACACCTACGACATGGACTAAGTTACCGTATGATCCGGTAGAAAACTCTACAAAGTTGACACCTACCAAAGGTGAGAAGAAAGAAGCTAAAGTCGAAGGCGGTGAAAATGAAGCTGTTAAGTATGCAAAGAGCACTTATACGTTTGAGTTCGAAATTCGTGCTGCTAAAGGACGTACTAAGCCTATTGAAGACGAAGATGGGGTAGTCGCAGATGAGTATGCCTTCCGTTTGACACCAGAGAATCCTGAATGTGAGGGATTCTTGATTGAACGCTCTGCTGTGTCAGTAGAAGATACATTTGACACGGCTGAAGGTAAGAAGTGGAAGTATACGGCTGATGTCTTGAAACCAGCTAAGGGTAATCAAGTAAAACCATATACAGCACCTACTGCTCCAGAGGGTTGAGAATATTGTTTTTTAAAGAGTGCTGTTGAAAGCACTCTTTAATTATTCAGCATTATGAAAGATAAAGAATTGCTTGAAATGAACATTGCTGATACCATCATTGAGAGACCTATTGGTTTCAATATTGGTAGTCAGCAATTTTATTTATATCCCCCTACGTTGGGGATGACTTATCACCTTGCAGGATTGTTCAAGAGTTTGGAAGCTGATGCTAGATTGGTATCTACTAATCCATATTTGGAAGCCATTCGATTATGTACTGAAAAGAAAGAGGTTGTTTGCCGAATACTGTCTAACTTTACGTTCAACCGGAAGGAGGATGTCTTTGATAGTGTTAAGATAGAGGCGCGGACAAAAGAGTTTTCTGAATTGGAAGTAGAAGAGCTTGCTACCATGTTTACAATCGTTCTATCCGGAGATAATACAGAAGAGTTTATCAAGCACTTCGGGATAGATAAAGAACGCTTAGAGCGTAACAGAATAGCCGCAGTTAAGAAAGATAATAGTAGCGTAACCTTTGGAGGCAATAGTACTTATGGGACTTTGATAGACTTTGCCTGTCAGCGTTACGGATGGACGATGGATTATGTCGTATGGGGAATCAGTTATACCAACTTGAAGATGCTTATGGTTGATGCTATTACTACTATCTATTTGAGTGAGGATGAACGAAAACTACTTGGAAAAGGTGCAGGAGAGGTGATAAATGCAGATGATCCAAGAAATAAAGAGTTGGTTAGGGAGATGATAAGAGAGTAAAGAAAAAGCCGGAGGAATCCGGCTTATCTATTTAAACTTTAGAAGAAACAAGGATGCTGCTTCGTTTAGTGTTGCAATATATATTTTTTTATAATCATAGGAAATATGAGGATAATCCGATTCAAGTAATTTTGCTATTTCAAAAGAAATATCTTTCAATTTATCTAATACTTTATTTCCCCCGTAGCGTGCTTGATGTATGTGTAGAAAATCATATATGCCTTTGGCAGTATACATGATATTTCTATCATCATATTCAGGATCAATGTTTGATTTGATTGCTTCAGCTATAAGTTGTGTAAGTGACATGTCAATGGTATTACATAAATTAATTATGTATTTAGTCTTTTCAAACTCTTTTTGAAGTTCCATTTTATGTCGTTCAAGTGATTCGTTATAACTGGCTTTTACTGATTCTATTTCTTTAGTAATCCCTGCTATGTCCTCTTTAGTTGCCAGGTTCTTTCCTTTCTCAGCTTCATAGGCTTTGACTTTGGCAATATGTTTCCATAAAATAAACTGCGTTAAGCCAATCGCACAAGTGCAAATAGTAATTAGGGTATTTGTGTCTATCCAGTTCATAATATTAGTTGTTATTTTGAACGCTCGCATAGGTCGGCAGACGGGTGTGGCGTTTGGTAGATAAAGTTAAAGCCGGATTATTCCGGCTTTGATTGTTACTTATCTAATAAATCTTTTAATATTGTCAAAGAACGTGATAGATCTGACTTAAAGAACCCAGGCTCAAACAAGCCTGATGCACGACCTTCGTTTAATTTGATATATAAATCACCATTTAGACTCTTAGAGTACAGCCTTATCCTATCTTCTATATCAGCTTTTTGAGACTTTTTCACAGCTAGGTAGTAATTATCGCCTTGCTCATTCAAATAATTATATACACCTTTCAAATATTCCTTATCCATATAACCTCCTTTTTAATTTAGTTTATAATTTTACTATAATATCGCAAACATACTTACAATATCCGAAGAAAGCAAGAGAAGGAAATTATATTCTCGGTTTGGCTGTTTTTTTCTGGGTTCCCAAATAATCCATTGGGTTTTGTGGGTTTATGTTGGCATCAACTCCATTTCTTCCGTAATAATGTATCATTCTTCCTCCAATAACTTCATTTCTGACATCTGAAATGTGGTTAATGACATCATTAACTCGATTAATGTATGCATTAATCAGATTGTTTGCATGGTTAATTGAATTATTTGCACAATAATTGTACAACAAACAGGGTTGTTTGCGTGAATAATCAGCAAATAGTAGACGAACAGCACATTTACAACTCATTTACAGCATATCTACAGCACCTTAAATAAATAAAGAACAACTTAACAGCATATTTAACAGCAACCTAACAGCACCTTAAATAAAAATATTATTATATAGATATATTAAATAGAAATTTTATATGTTTTCTCCTCTCACTCTCTTAACGAGAGTACTTCTCTCAAAAAACTATTTTAGTCCAAGTTTCTTTAAAGCAGCTTCTTTGGCTTTAGCTCTTTCTTCGGATAATAATTTAGCTTTGCTTTTGGTTTTCTTTTCGATGCTGATAACTGCAAGCTCTTCAAGAGATTTTGAGAATGAAAGAAAGAATCCTCTTGAATGATCTGAATATAATCTTAATCCCCAGTTCGTTTGAAGATTCATAAGAACATTGTCTATGTGATATCTAGTTGAATATTTTGATTTGAGTCTTACTGTCAAGGTTGCATATACTGGAAGATCGGCATATTCGGCCGCCCACTTAATTAAATCGTCTTTCTGAATAATATAACCGGATGCTTGTTTCTCTGCTTTTAGCTCGCCAGATCGTATGCTTCCGGTGATTTGGTTAGTACTTACATGTCCCCCACGTTCGCAGATGAATATCGTAGCACTAACAGCAGAAAAAGTTTCTGGAGTCTGCTCGTCTTCTTCGCATTCGGATAAACCGAACATACGGGCGATTATTAGGCTTTTATTTGTCTTGGCATACTCTTTGTTGCCTATGATGCTTTTAATTGCACAGAAGGCGCAAAAACACGCTATATCAAACTCATTCTTTGGGTTCTTGTAGTAATCCCAAAGAATATCTATGTTAATACTTACATTTGGAGTTTTTAAGTTCTTGGTGCGCATTAATTCTTTGGCGTGTTTGATAGCCCCCTCAATACTACCAAAAGTAAGATTAAAAAATGACGATGCACTTTTCACCCTTTCAAGTTCCGTACCGAAGTCCAAATTTTGCGAATGTTTATATACAGCGTAATCCATGATACTGTCTATCGTTTCTTTTATGTTTTCAAATGCCCCCTCTAAAAAAGAGACGGGAAAGTTCATGTAGATTAACTTTTTATTCATATATTTGCATCGTTAATTTATTGAATTACACTGTGATAGTGTATTTGTACTATTAAACGCTCCATACTCTGTTTGGCGACTGTATGGGGCGTTTGGTGATTAAAAGGGAAAGCCGGATGGCTAGTCCGACTGTTCTGCTTTTATCTTAAAAGATTGTATAAATTTTCTAATTTATGTAAGGAGTTGATGCATGTATTTTCCTTTGCGGCTTGAAATACAATATCATCTCCATATTGTACGGGAGCTGAAATTACAATATGAATATTTTCTTCTTCCTCTATTTTTATAGCATACAAACTCATCAAGTCAGTAATTTTAAGTTTTAAGATATCTGGATAAGAGTTGAGTGGAACAAAACCAAATTCAGTCAGAATACTGGGTGTTATTGATTTGGGTTCACACTCTTCTTCATTTAAATCTAAAATGCGATTATGTTCATCACAAACATTAATTACTGTAGGCATTCCTACGTTTTGTATTATTCCTAATACGGTATAATTAATACCGTTTGACACAATGTGGTTTCCGATTTGCAATTCACGTGCATTAATCATAATATCATCTCCTATTTTTATTAGTTTATAAATTCTCAGCCAGTTTCTTAATATCCTCCTTACTATTCACTACATGAGTATTGTCTCCTATACGGATAGATCCCACTACTGCGTTAAATTGCATTATGTTAAATGAAATATTCACTAAATATTAGAATCTAATCTTTGCGCTTCAATATATATTTTGCCGCTTTCATCTCCTTTTTATCATCCCGATAATATGTAACATATCCCTCCATTTCACTACCACAATTTAAGAAGCAAAGAGAGTAGTTTCCCATCTCCATGTTTTTATTATCTTTTGATTTATACCAGACTACAAAAGTTAAATTGCAAAATTTGCCTTTAAAGTAATACTTTCTATTTTTAAAAATGCCATTTATCGTTTCTACTGTTCCAATAACATTCTTACCTACTCGATGAATTATTATCTTCTCCTCGTAATTAGGGTCCTCGTAATCATCTCCAATAGGTCGTCCATACCATACTCCATTTATATTAACATCATCGGTAGAAAACAAATTGATAATATAACTTAGGGTAATCATAATAAAATTACGACATAAAAATATAATAAATGCAGATACTATTGTTGTGATTACATCAAACCCTAGTGAGGACAGAAAATTTTCCATAATCGTGTGTTTTAAATATTAAACAATACACAAATGTAGAAACAATATTTAACTAATCAACTATTTTCCTACTTTTCTTTGATTTCAGCCACAATTTTCTCCAATTCGACCATCGTGGTGACTTTGTAGAACTATGGTAGGTAAAGTAAAAGCCGGAGAAATCCGGCTTTAATTACTTTTATTATGTTATGAGAATTTGAACTGATTAGTGCAGTCTTCAATTGCTTTAACTTCTCCAATAAAAATACCTTCTATCACTGTTTCTTTATCATCTTTAGACCATCCAGTTAATTATAGAAAAGATTAGGGCACTTGATAATTTTAAAGATAATAAGGCTGAATTAATTTCCATAGGAAAGGATATGTCATGCTTACTTGAAGGAAACTTCAAAGATATGGATATTTTACATAAGCTTTTTAACAGTAGGAATTAAACAACATGCGCACGTCGTTAGATTGACATGCGCATGTTCTATTTGGGTGTATTTTGAGAAAATGTTGCTTGAATCAAAGAAAAAAATAGTAAAAACTTGATTTTCTTCATAATTGTGTGTTTATTTGTGATTGTATAAACATTTCAAGAAACGCGATTAAATAATGATATAAATCAAGTACTATGATTTTCAATATTTACACATACCAATTTAAACCAATATATCAAGAACGTACCTTATTTTGCGATCCTGACTTGGAGGCTAAAAAAGCAATGGAGAAAAAGAATATTATATTTGCTGAAGCTTTGAAAGATGTTATCTTTGCATACAGAAATAAAAAGCATAACGTTCACTTCATAGTTAAGACAAATGATTTTTTTATTTTTCAGATATCTAATCCAAGAAAAATTATCATAGAAAAGTCTTTTCAAGTAAGTGAAGAATTGAATGAGCCAAGTGCTTATGTAATTATACATAATGATAGAGAAGTACAACGAATGGCTATTCAGCAAGATTTATTAGCTTTTTCAGACACTAATGTTGTTGCTAGTATTATTACAAATTCTGTGCGACAAGTATTACAGGATGCTTTTCTGCAAATCTCTATTAGAAGGGAGTATAGTAGAAGTGAGTTTTGGGATATTGTAAATGCGAATTCAGATCAAATCACAAGTATTAAGTTTAAATTTGATTATCCTAATTTACCTAGAGTAAGGTCGTTGATTCCTGAAATGCTGAAAAATGCAAGTGCACGAACAAGGAGTTCTACAACTACGCTTGAATTTGAAGCTGAAAAAGATAAAACTCTATATATCGATGAAAACGATAAGGATATTCAAGAGTTGAATAATGGTGCAGCTGATTGTGGATCAGAAGTTGCTATTGGACTCAAAGGGTTTAGGAGGAAAATAAGAACAGGTCATACCACTAAGGAAATAGAATTGGATGAACTACAAATAATAGGAAATCCAAATGATATAAAAGACATTTTAAAGAGTATAGTTTGATGAATAGAGCTATAAAAATAATAGCATACTTAGCAATCGCATCATTATTGAGTTATTTGGCAAATAATGGTGATAGAGAGTTTATAAAAGGATTCTCTTCAAATATTATATCATTACTTACCACAATTCTAGCAATTAACATACCTACAAGTACCCTTATTATTTCAGAAATAAACAGGATAAAAGAAAAGATGGATATTCATTCTACGGCAACTTTTAATGAATTGAAGCATGGATTAATTATGCAAATAGTTGTTTTGGTATGCTTGTTCGTAATTCAAACTTTATGCGCCTTTCTTAAGAATAAAAATATCATTGAAGAATCAGTGATAAATATTGTTTCTGACTCTTTTGTAATCGCTGCATTTATATATTATCTTGAAGTAATATATGATTTAGGAATTGCACTATTTGATTTAATAACTTTCAAAGTTAAAGATAAGTAGTTAATTTGTATCAGCACAGATGCTTTTAAGTGTAAGGGGTGAGTGAATCACCCTTTATTGGTTATTATAATTGTAATGTCTCTACCGTTATTGTCTATACACTTGCGTGAAATAAGCACAACACGAATAGATGGAGTTTCCCATTTATAGAAGTCACTTAAACAATCGTCTTTACATGTTGCAGATGTATTAGCATCTGATTTAGAAGAAACATCGTTTCCTACATTCTCGGATAAAGAATTTGTGTATTTATCTATTTTATCCTTTAGTTTTGCTAAATCTGCGTCTTGTTTATTTTCTTTTTCAAGATAGTTTAAGACATAAATATAAGCCCCATCCTCTTCTTTGGATGGCACATTTGAACCGTATATATCTTTTATAGCAGAGTCAATATTATGATTTGTAGAGCAACCCCATAGCAGAGCAATACATAGTAATAGAAATGTTATTTTATTCATGTTCTTACTTCTTTTCTTGCAAAACTACCAAGAAATCTAATTACTCCCAATTATTTCACAACAATCTTTGTCTTGTTGCATATCAAACTATTTGAAAAGTTCTTTTTACATCACATTTGTCTACTTTTATCTCGAATCTTTCGTTGAAGTTTTTGTGTTGAAACAAGTTTGAAAGGTTGTTGATTTTTGATTAATAAAATAGAGTATATGGGAAACTTACATTTCGATGCGACATACAACAATGAAGAAGTAATGCGAAAAATTCGTGAGTCTCAAAAGGCATTTGTAGAACTTGGAAATTCGGCTGAAACTCAAGGGCGGAGGATTGATGCAGCATTTGAAAAGATTTCGTTGAAAAGTCTTGAACGTGTGCAACAAATAATGAAGAACTTCCCTAATGAAGTGCAGGGTATTTCATCATTTCAAAGGCAAATTGATGGACTTGAAAAGCATATTGAGCGATTAAGCCAGAGAATTGCGAGTGTTGGCAATGGCAAGTTAGGCTCTACTTTTAGCGATGTTTCAGGCAATGTCAATATTGGTAATGTCTTGAAAGAACAGGTTTATGAGGGAGCACAGGCTGTCAATACCTTAACTGAAAAAATCATCAAACAGAAGGTTTTGATAAAGGATATTGAACATGATGTTCGGACACTTGGCGAAGCATATAAAAAAGCAGGAGAAGGCACAACTAAGAAAAATGCTTTGTTTGCTGATTTTAAAGGTGCAAAAAGTGCATTACAGGAGGAAAAGAACGCATTGTTCGAACTTCAAACTCAACAAGCGCAAGCTCGTTTGTCAGTGCGTAAATTAAAAGACGAACAAAAGCTATATCAGAAAGAAACAGAAACAGTGGTAAACGCAAATGAAAAGATGTCTCTGTCTTTCGGGAAATTGTTAGGTGTTATTGGAGGCGTTGCAGCTCTGAAGAAATTAGGCTCTGAAATAATCCGAGTGCGTGGTGAGTTTCAGTCTATGCAGACAGCAATTGAAACAATGGTTGGAAAAGATGTTGCTAGTCAAATCATCCCCCAAATTAAAGAATTAGCAAAAATATCGCCTCTTACTTTGACTGATATGGTAGGTGCTGAAAAAATGATGCTGGGTTTCAATATCCAGACAGAAGATACCATTAAATACTTAAAGGCTCTTAGTGATCTCTCTATGGGAGAAGCTGGAAAATTCAATTCACTTACATTGGCGTTTTCCCAAATGTCTGCGGCCGGGAAACTTATGGGACAGGATTTGAACCAGATGATTAATGCCGGATTTAATCCACTGCAAACCATTTCCGAAAAGACAGGAAAGACTATTGCCATACTCAAGGATGAAATGTCTAAAGGGGCTATTTCCGCTGAAATGGTACAACAGGCGTTTATTGATGCTACTTCTGCCGGTGGCAAGTTCTTTGGAATGTCCGAAAACGCCTCTAAGACTATCAACGGTCAGCTTTCAATGATGCAAGATGCTATGGATAATGCTTTCAATGAGATGGGGCAAAAGTCGGAAGGTATTATTATGTCTGGTATTCAATTGACTACTTCCCTGATAGAAAACTATGAAACTATAGGCAAAGTGCTTGTAGGAATGATTGCCACCTATGGAGTTTATAAAACCGCTCTTATCACGAACATTGCATTAACTCATAGCTGGACAGTAGCTGCACGAGCTGATGCAGTCGCCAAAGGAATACAGACTATTGCAACTAAAGCGCAGACCGTAGCTCAACTAGCCTTGAATGCTGCAATGAAAGCAAATCCTTATGTTTTGGCTGCAACCTTAATTGTTGGCGCAGCAACCGCAATGTGGGCTTTACATGATTCTACTACTGCAGCGGAAAGGGCTCAAAAGAAATACAACAAGACAAAAGCAGATTCTTTACAGAAAGAAGAAGAACATAAATCCAGGTTAGAGAACTTAATAGCAACCATTCAAAACGAATATACCTCTTCCATGAACAGAGTGAAGGCTATAGAGGCCATAAAAAAAGAGTATCCTTCTCTGTTTCAAAAATACATAGACGAAAAAGGGCATATTAAAGACCTTATCGGATTATGGAAAGAGTATAATGAGGAAGTTACCAAAAATAAGGTAGAGACAAATAAAAAGAATCTTAGTGACTCTACAGCGAGGATTGAAGAATATGAGAAGATGTTATCACTATGGAAGAAGTTAGGTGAAAATCCTTATTATCGCAAGAAAAGACTATCTAAGGAAGAGCTCGAATTGGCTGAAAAATACAAAGGAGAAACAGAATCTTCTTTAAGAAGAAAATTGGAACTCGCAAAACCGTCAAGAGACTTGTATCAGGAAGATGTTCGTTCTGATAAGCTAGCACAATGGCAACTTGATTTAAAGAAATCCACAGATATTCAAATTAAAACAGAACTTGAGGAGATGAAACGACTCCAACAAGCTCGAAAAAACAATAAACGGTATTCTTTAAATGTAGGAATTGGCTCAATGAAAGGCTCAACTACGGAGAGTGAATTAGCTAATAGGATAGCTATCCTTCAATCCGAATACGACTCACGGAGTAAGACCACCTACAAAGTAGATTATGAAAAAGCCAAGAAAGAATGGGATGAAGCCAAAAAAGCTTTATCTGAGATAGAAAAAGATAAGTCCAAGTTCACTTCAAAACAATATGAAGAAGCAAAAAAACGGGAAGAAACGGCTGAAAAGGCATATAAAAAACTTGGTGGTCTGACCGGAAGTAAACTTACAAAAGAAGAAACCCAAGCTGAAAAACTCCGTAAAGAAACAGAGAAATACAAGCTTCTTCTCGATAAGCAAGGGTTAGAGCGTCAACGCCAACAAGAGGACATGGAAACTCAACTTTCCCAATCCAAGATTGACGCCATGTCTGACGGCTTCCTCAAAGAATATTCTCAAAGAGAACTCAACAACAAGAAAGAAATCCAAGCCCTCCAACGCCAAAAGGAAGATTATATCCGTGCCTATATCCAAGCGGAGAAAGAAAAGTTCGATGCTGAAGAGGAATTGAAAGCAAAACGAATCAAGGGATATAAAAAACAAACCTTCAACGATTCTACCGTTAAGGTTAATACTTCTAAGTATGATGAAGTGATTGAGAACACCAAAACTAAACAAGGTATCGATGAATGGCAGAAACGAGAGGACGCCATGAATGAATATTTATTGAAATATGGTACGTTCTCCCAAAAGAAAGAAGCCATAGACAAGAAGTACCGTGCTGCTATGGATAAAGAAACAACATTCGGTGGAAAGGGGGTAATTCAAAAAGAATGGGATGAAGCATTAGCAAACCTTGATCTAAGTAAGCTCAAAGAGGATATAAATTGGGGGATGATCTTTGGTGATATGAGTAAAGTTACCAAGAAACAATTACAGCAGGTAAAGAAACAGTTGCAAGAATTTAAAAGGTCTCCTGAGTTCAAAACCTCCACCCCGGAACAGATCAAAGTGATAGAAGAAGCTTTGAATAACATAAATACAGCATTGGTTGATAAAGGTGGTTTCTTTGGAGGATTGACGGACTCTCTTACTGAATATGAAGGCACTGTATATAAAGTAAAAGAGGCACAGGAGGAGTTGGAAAAGGCATTGAAATCAGGCGATGAAGTTGCTATAGAGAAAGCGAAGAAGAAAAAGAACGCAGCAGAACAAAATCAAGCTAATGCACAGGCAAATGTAGAAAAGTCTAAAGACAAGGCAATCAGTAATATTACTGCTGTCTCCAATGCCATCGTGCAACTCGGTAAAGAGAATGTTAGTTTGTCTGATATTGGAAATACAGTTGGAACCCTTGTTGATGCCCTAAGCTCTTCAGGAACCAAAATAGGTGGAATCATTTCAGCTATCTTATCTATAATAGATGCCGCAGGTGAAGTGGGTACTTTTCAATATGGTATGGATATTATCGAAAACATATCAAGTACTGTAACCGACGCTTTCGCGAGGGACACAGAATCCATAACTGGACTAGATATGAGTTTCATGAAAAGTGCTGATTATGACGACTACAACGAACTTGTTGAGCAGTATGACACTTTGATAGATGTCTGGGATCAGCTACTAGATAAGAAAAAGGCATATATAAAAGAATCTTACGGAATAGAAGCGACAAAAGCCGGACAAGAGGCATTGGACTTATTAAATTCCGAGAGGAAAATAACAAGGGAACTAGCTAGTTCGCGCTTGGATGCTGGTGCAAGTTCTGGTAGTCATTCTATGAATTATCGAATGTGGAAAGGTTCTTATGATTACAACGGCACTAACTGGAAAGATGTGGCTGGCGATATATCTAAATCCCTTGGCGGTGTTGACTTCAGTAGTATGTGGAGTATGCTTGATATGTCATCAGAACAGTTGGAATGGATTAAGATTAATTACTCTGGGTTGTGGGCAAGTATGGATGGTGATTTCAGGGGTTATCTTGACGACATTATTCAATATGGAGATACGGAAAAGGAAATTCTTAAGTCTATTAATGAACAGCTTACCCAAACATCCTTTGATAGCTTATTTGATAGCTTCTTGAATACCCTTATGGATATGGATGCTTCTTCAAAGGACTTTGCCGATAGCTTTGAAGAATACATGAGAAAGGCTATTTTTACTTCAATGTTTGCTAAAAACTACGAGGATGAATTAACCAAATGGTATGAGGCTTTCGCTGAAGCTAATAAAAAGGAGGAGGGGATTACAGAAGATGATGTTAAGAATCTAAGAAATAGATGGGATAACATTGTAAACGGTGCATTATCAGACCGCGAAGCTTGGGAGAAAATAGTAGGTAGCTCTGGTTCTGAATCATCACGTGAAGCTTCAAAGAAGGGTCTTGCAACGGCTTCACAAGATTCTGTTGATGAACTTAACGGACGCTTTACAGTCATTCAGGGACATACCTACGAAATCAACAGTAGTGTGAAAGTCATCCAGTCGGATACAGCGAAGATTGCCGAAAAATTATCATTCCTTACCAGCATGGACAAGAACATGAGCGACATGGTTAGAGGACATGATATAATCGTAGCCCATCTTTCTAACATTGAAGGGTATACAGCAAATCTTGTTGATATTAGACAATTCATGTATTTTATGAAATTAGGGATTGATTCACTTAACACTAAAGGTATAACACTTAAGCGATGAAAGGGCAATTACTAATAGACAGAATAGATGCTTATATCAGTTTGGGTATATGTATTACAAAGGGAAGTTATAATAACCTGGTAGCATTTCCAACCATGAAGGAACCGGACAAGAATGATTGGCCGGAAGAAGACGGACAGGAATTTGATCTTTCTAGTCCTACATTGGATACGGCTGAAGTAAGCATTGAGTTTGCATATATAGGCAGTTTGGGTATTGGTGGACTGATTGATATACTTTCTGACTTGAGTTATCATGAATTTTACTTTCCCTTAATCGGCAGGAGTTATAAGTTACGTCTGTCTTCCCAAAGCAGCTATGTTATTAATCCGGGCCTTGAAGTTGCTAAATTTATTTTTAGTAACGACTTCCCCCGAGAAGTCGATTATAAATATCAGGAGCCCGTAAATGAGCTTCCAATGCCTAAAGGTTACGAGATTGATGACAAAGACTTATCCGATTATGGCGTAGTCGTATTGCAAGGTAGTAATGCCGAGATATTAAAAACTCCGGCAGTAAAAAAGAACCTATTGCAGAATTTCAAACGTCAAGATGGAGCAATCTATGACGGTGAAGTTGTGAAATTCCAAACCAAAGAAGTATCTCTCAAATGCCTGATGCGGGCCGGGACAATTGAAGCGTTCTGGCGAAATCGCAATGCCCTACTCTATGATCTCACAAAACTGTCAATCAAGACTGATGATGAAGGATATGAGTATTCCGACGCGGAACGTATATTTTATTGTGATGAGTGGAGTGAAAGCTATCCCTGTTATTACAAGTCCTGTCAGACAAATACTTTTATGCTAAATAATGGTGTATGGTGGGAGTTCACTTTAAAACTTGTTTTTACCAGCTTCCGGATCGGAGAAACGGAGTTCTTGCTTGCATCCGAAGCGGGTGAGTTTATCATAACAGAGGATGGAGAATTTTGTATTGACTTAAATTGATGTATTATGCCAGTAAAAAAGAAAAAAATATCAGAATTAGATGAAGCCCAGAACATGAAGGGCTTCTTTACCATCGGTTACCGGATAGTAAACGGTGTCAAAACGAGCTTGAAATTCGGGCTAGAGAAGATTCAGACGGCATTAGATAATATGCTCAAGGCTACGAGTGATGCACAAACAGCTACTACCGATATGAGGCAGTTAGAAGCCACAGTTGAAGAGAATGAATCAGCCCGTGAAACAGCCGAATCCCGTCGTAATGCTTCCGAACAATCCAGGCAGACAGCCGAAACGAATCGT